CCTGGCTCCTACAATATACATGTTCTTCAATGCTGCATATTTTTGAGTAGATTCCAGAAACTTATTTCCTTTGGCACTGACCATACCTTTTCCGAAACTCGAGCCTATCGGTTTTATGGATTGTTGAGCCTTTTTCAATGCTGATTTTATTTCATCTTCTGTTGGTTCGACAATTTCATCGATTACTGCGGATTTATCAATAGTTTTGTCAGTGATTAAAAATGTATTTATATCAGGATCCGATTCTTTTTTTTTCTTAACTTTCTTAATATCCCATTTACCGTTCCTATAGCTTATACAGAAATATTTTTTTTGGCCGTCATGCATGTGTTCAGCAATTACTCGAATGTCTTTATTGTTACTCTTTAATTTTCTATTCATATATTTCATACTATTTGTGTTTACCGGATCATTTGATGCATTGTAATGAGAGGATCCATTGTATAGAATAGTGTGTTTATTTATAAAGGGATGTTCCGTTTTAGTACCTGTAAAAAGAGTTCCACTTTCTTCGTTCCATATATCTATTTGAATACCATAACAATGTTCTGCTACTCGTATAACGGGTTCTATACTCCATTCCCCATCAGTCATGAGGATTTTTTTTGTGTCATCGAAAACTGCTTGAAGTGGGAATAAATTCTTGAAAAATTCTTTTTCCTCATTAAAATGATCTAGTAGATTTTTTTTCACGTCTTTCCAGTTGTTCTCGTCCATATTTAAAAGAACAGCTATTGCTCTGAATTGACAATTTCCATCTCCTATTACAGTTACTTCTTCTAATTGTAAGTTTTTGAATTCTGGTTTGTTGCAGAACGTCTCCCGTCCCCGAACTTTTTTCTTTTTTCCATCAGATGATCTAACCGATTCCTGAGATCTAATCGATTCCTGAGAACTTTCCGACTTCTGAGATCTAACCGATTCCTGAGAACTTTCCGACTTCTGAGAACCTTCCGACACCCTCTGTATTTCTTCTATCTGAGGGGTTGTTTTTTTATCAACAATACTATGTATACATTGTTTGAGTTGTTTAGTTCCCATTGTCTGTACCATAAATGTAAGTATCTCATCGACCTCCATTTTTTTCAAGTTTTTTATGATATCTTCTACTTTACTCTTTTTATCTCCCATTTATAAATGGCAAATAAAATAATTTTTGTAAACAGGTTTTTAATTCAAGATTGCAATTGCAAAGAAACAAATTCTGAAATGTTATCAAATATAGAAACTAAATCTTCAAAAGATTTTTCAGAATCTTTTATTAGTTTTTCCAATTTTTTTGGATCCGAACCATTTAGGATATCGTCTTTTATTACAACAAGTATTCTTTCTATTGTAAGATATTCTCCAAGAATATCTTTATTGTGATTGGCAAATAACTGAATTGTTTTGATGTATTCTTCATTAGAACTGATGAGTTTATGAATCTTTTGATTGGCCATCTTTGTTTCTTTGTCATTATCTTGTATCGATTCTAGATATGTCCGAACACAGTTTAGTATTTTTTCTTCGTTTTTTTCGAATTGATAAATTATTTTTGTATTTTGCGAAACAGTTAATAATTGATTCACGAGGTCTTTGTTTCCAGAGAAATCAGAACTTTTAAAATCCGGACTGTCTCTTTCTTTGCAGTTTATATTTTCGTATGTAATCAAATCATGTGTTACAGTTGACACATTACCAGGAACATATTCCATAGACGGTTCGTTGTCGATTATAAGTTTAAAATCGAGGGAGTTAGGCGGATCTTTTTTTGCACTGTACAGCTTAAATTCTTTTTTATCATCAAACAAAACACCAACTGGGAATTTATCAGTATATCTTTCCAGATTATCTGGATCTTTTACGTATATGTCTCCAGTGGAATAATTTTCATAATGCGCAACATATTCTTTAATTTTTCTATTATAATAAGGCTCGATTATCTCATTGAGACGCTGAATGTTTCCATATTCGTTCAGTTTACAATCAACCGCAGACTGTTTGAGAAGATACTCAAACGATCTCGAGTTTCTCTTCTTAACATAAGATTTTTCTATAATGTACATCTCTATCGACTTAGTAGTCAAACCCATCTTTTTAGCTGCACCGAGTTTTAATTTCGATTTTTCTAAATGTTTCAACTTTTTGGTTAATTCTCGTACATTCAGTTCTCCAGGAAAAGTAGGAAGTGTTGAAATGTGTGTATAAACGTTAACATACCTTTCGTTTTCAGGAAGGTCCTTGTGACTTTGTAGACGAATAGCTCTTGCTTGAATCTGTTTCATTCTGGAATCATTCCACCACGGAGTTAATATGTGAACGTTTCTGACATTATGTAAGCTAACTCCTTCCATAATAGCTTCCGTTCCCATTATTATTTTAATATATTCACCATCTATGTTTTTTTTGGAATTAAATTGCCCGATGACACTATTGGAAAACAATTCCTTATTTTTTCCTACTATTTCGCCTGTCCATAAAACGTACCTATTTTTAGGTTTTGTCGCTTTATTTAACGAATCATCGAGTGGATCAAATTTGATGAAATCTAAAACATCTAGGATCACCGCTATTGCTTTTACCCCAGAATCTAGATACTTTGAAAATAAGAATACCGTTCCAGTTGAAGACAAAATTTGACTAACGACATTTGAGTATTTTACACTGTAATTTTGTTTGACAAACTCAAGAACAGCTTCAATTTTTTTATCAGGTTGAAGACCTTTAGACACATTTTCAAGAATTCTTCTGAAATCGTCTAGTTTATTGCTTTTTTGTTGTTTTTTACTTTTCGATGACACGGTTAATTCTTCGAAAAATATATTTGAGCACATCTGGGAACTAGAAAAAAAAGACGACACATCCTTATCAGTTATGTCTTTATTTTCCCGAATCGAAGGTATATCTTTAAGAAGTGCTTTTACATACTCTTCAAACTGACGAGTGTTCTCAATAAGTGGGTGGTGGATTGTTATGTTTCTGGTGAAAGGATACAATCTTGGATTACCTCCTCCAAAATAAGAAACGTAACCTGTACACATCCATTTAAATAACGATTCGTTTATTAATTTATTATTTTCCTGGTCGACAAATAATTTATTGAATTCCATTTCATTATTAGGAAAATGCAATCTCGGGCGAAAAAGATTCATTGTTAGTCCTATTTCATATGGTTTGTCGTATATAGGTGTCGCGGACATAATAATTAATTTATTGTTTGGATGCATATGATAAGAAATTTTATTGATAAGTGTCCTATAAGATTTTCCAGTTGCACTTATTAGTTTATGAATTTCGTCTATAATAATAATTGATCCTTGCTTTTTCATAGTGGTTAGATACACGCTTTTATTTTCATCTTTTGACATGTCGTTTATCATCGAATCGTGACTCATTATGTGCCAGAACTTTTCGATTTTCCGATCAATGGCTGCTAGATTTGCAGGATTTATGTGCATTGCAGTTTCACCAAGATCCTTTCTATAGTTCTGTTCTTCTCCTTTTATTGTAACACGCGATGGACATAACCCCAATAATTCTTTCTTGTAAGATGGAATAACTTGTGCAGGCGTTGATACGAGTATAATAGGATGTTTTTCCCCCCTTCTATCAGTTTGCATATTCCAGTCATAGTAGGCTTTCATTGCTTCCCCTACTATAATTGAAGTGCATGTTTTACCGGAACCCAATCCATGATATATCAAACATCCGTTTACATTTGTATGATAATTTATATAACTGGCTACGAATTTTTGTTGTTGTTTGAGTTCTTCTCTATTTTCTTTAGAAGATACGTAATTTTTCGGAAAAACAAACGGGGAATCTTGTTCGAATGCATCGTCGCCATATATACGACTGATTGAATCATTGAATTTGACGCCATCGAAATTTTCGGGATCGTTAAAATTCTCAAACTCTATCTTACCACACGGAAGATTTTTTCCTTTGAACTTTATACAATTTTTCATAATTATTAATACAAAATATTTTTATTTGTTACTTATATATGCTTAAAATAGGAATATTGATAACGCGTTTGAAAGCAGAGAAAGATAAAAACGAACTTCTCAATATAAATTCAACAAAAAGACCTTGGTTGAAAAAAACACCTCATCATTTGACAATTATACACAAAGGGAAAAGATGCACTTCAGGAGACGTATCAATTGGTATGTATATTGGTGACAAATTCGGAATAGATATTGATTTTATTTCTCCTGAAGAAATATCTGTTAAAAGATGTCATTCAAACGATATTAATTTCATGTTGATTTTTGATTTGATTGAGTGTTATCACGTCGATTATAAAAAAAAAGGAAACAAAGCATTGTTTGATAATTTCAAAAAAACATTACAGAGAGTTAGGAATATGTATCCTCCGTATTATTATCAGAAATTTATAAACAATAAATGCAGTTACATTTCTCACCTCGATAAGAAATTAACACCAACTATTCCAACTTTTTGTATCACACAGAAAAACTACTTTAAAAACGGTATCAAAGATACAATGGAAAAGTTACAGAAAAAAATAAAATCTCAGAAGTGGACAAAAATAATTGGGAAACCCATTTATGGACAGGAAGCTATTGATTTTAAAATATTTAATCCAAACGACAACGGAAACAAGGCGTTGGTGAAGTACATGGACCAGTGTTTTAACAAATACCCAGGAATAATATTTCAGAAATATATTGAAGGTTTCGATAAAGAAATTCCAGAGATAAGACTATATTTTATAGGGGGAAAGTACGAATATTCCGTGATAACAACCAGTAAAAGTATTAAATTACCAAAAGATGAAGGTGGAACAGGGATCATCCAAAATAAAAATGAAATTATAACAAAAGGTTACGATATCATAAAGGATTTGCCAGAAATAAAGATGAACGGCATAGTCCTTCCCAACCTACTGACAAGATTGGATATTGGATGTTTACAAGACAATTCTATATTTGTGAACGAAGTTGAATTTGTTCCATCGTTGTACGTCGACGTTATAAAGGTTCTTCCTGAACCTATGCTTGGAGACGAGATGGTGAATATACTAAAAAGATTTAAAAAAATAGATAGTTTATAACTAAACATGAAAGATTCAAAACTTTCAAGTTGGTTGTTTAGAAACAAATGCTTTATAACAAAAAATGAAAATAAAAAACACACACATCTGTGTCTAGATGGTGGACGATTATGTATTACTCAGAGTTTACATGCTGAATTTATCACACAATATTCAAACGGTATCTCGGATAACGAGAGATATTACATCTGTGAGGTTCCCACTGATGTTCATAGGATGTACTGTGATCTAGATTTCATCGATACTGATATATACACGATGGAAAAAATAAAAAACGTTGTCAAGATCATATCCAGTGTAGTTAAGCGTTTTTACGATGATGTTTTCAATATAACCGTTTGTATGACCAGTCCAAAAAACGTAGTTAGGGATCGACAAAAAATGGTAAAGACGGGAGTTCACTTGATATGGGAAAATCTGTTTGTAAATAGAAAAAACGCCTTGAACTTGAGTAAACAGTTTATAACCGCGCTCGTGAATGCATGTGGAGAACGACCAGAATACAATAAATGGGAATCGGTTATAGACGAATCAGTGTATTCAGAAACAAACGCTAGTCTACGAATGGTTGGTTCTGCAAAGATTTCTAAAAAGAAGAAAACACATGAATCAACAAAAAAAAATGAAAATGAGAGTGAAGGAGAAAATGAAAATGAATCAATTACCTTAGTTTATGTAGACGAGGGAAGAATATACATGCCAGTATGGATTCATGGAGATAACGATTACACTTTCTCAAATAACTTGGACGTTTTCAGTAAATGCACAATAAGAGTATTTGAAGCTGAAACAGAGTGGATCGAGAATATTCCTGAATTTGTTGTTCCAAAGAAAAAAACATCAGAATCGTCTGGCAGTATGGTTATATCTAATGATCCTGTGTTTCTTAAAGTTTCTGATTTTATCTCCAAGAAAACGATACCTGAATGGAACCGCCCTATTAGAACTCTTAAAAAACAAGGAAAGTTTTACGTAGCAAAGATAGAAAACGGTATGTATTGTCTAAACATCAAAAAAGAACATAACTCTTGTGGAATTTACTTTCAAATTACAGAGGAAGGTCTTTGTCAAAGATGTTTTTGTAAATGTAAAACAATGGAAGGTAGAGAAAACGGGTATTGTTCGGATTATAAATCTAAAATTTTCAAGTTACCATTTGAATTGAAAACTTTATTGTTTCCAGATAAAAAATCTTCCAAGAAACACATGGACCTTTCATATACAGACCTTTTTGGGTCGTATTCTTCTGTACATACTGAAAAACAAAAATACATGAAAATGTCTATGAACACTATTCTGTATATTGAGAATTTCATTAACGGTGATTCCGATTAAAGGTAATTGACAAACAACTCATTTAAAAATATAAGGCTTTTATAAAAAACAATGTATTCCGATGATGATATTTATTCTGTTTCAAATGATTATGAAACATACTCGGAAGATGAAAATTATATAAACCATATGACAGATGTACAAGATTCCATTAGGGAACAAGAAGATTTAGATACATTTCTAGAATGTCTTGAAGAAGCAAGAGGATATTTTTATTTTCTTAAATGGAAATCGTCGGGGGAATTGTATTATATGATAAAAAACAATATTTATGATAAAACAGTAGAAGAAATTCAAATGACAGATGGTGATTATTATTGGTGTTCAAATTTAATTTCATCTGCAAATCCAGAGTATGAAATAACAGATAATATTGTTTTTCAATTTTATATGAATATAATATAACAATATATAAAGACACACTTTCATTTGCATTAATGAACCAACGGTTTATTAATACTGATGAATAGCTTTGAGCCAATCGACTGTGAAACATCTTTAAAAGAGTTTATTGAAAGAACAAATATTTATAAAGACGCCTGTAATCAGATTATCTCTAAATTAGAACATAAAGCGATATCACACGAAATTAAATATCAACAACAGAGAATAAGATACAGTAAAGCTTATTTTGAAGGACATCCTTTTTACGTTGGAAATAGTCTTCTTGATTCAGATTTTTTCAAACTGATTCATTTTATTCGTCTGTGCTGTACATAAAATATATTCGTTATATGTAATGGATAATAAACGCAAACTTGAAGAAAATCCAGCTGAAAATGAAATGCCTACTCAAAAAAGGAGAATTATCGAATTTCAACCCAGTGTCAAAAATATACAGACACTTGCAGATCTGATAACAATTTCAAAAGAGTGGACAGATTTTAAGGGTAAACTGAAGAAAGGAAATAAAAATGAAAAAATACGGCACGAACTGATTATTAAGAAATATATGGATTATGAGAAAATTTCAAATATAAGAAATCACCTTGAGAATCTAAACAATTTAGTTGGAATGAAAGAACTTAAAAAGAATATAGTTAATCAGATACTATTCTTCACACAAGATCTGCATCACAAAGAAATGATGCACACCGTATTAATGGGGCAACCAGGTGTTGGTAAAACAGTTGTTGCTCAGATACTTGGTAATATATACAAAGACCTTGGAATGTTGAAAAAAGGAACCTTCAAAATTGCACAGAGAGCAGACTTTGTTGGCGAATATCTTGGTTCAACTGCAATAAAGACAAAGAAACTTCTTGAATCTTGTATAGGAGGAGTTTTATTTATCGATGAAGCTTATTCTCTTGGAAATAAAGAGAAAAGGGATTCATTTGCAAAGGAATCGATCGATACTCTTAATCAGTTTCTGTCAGAACATACCGATAATTTTATATGTATTATAGCTGGGTACGAACATTCACTAAACGAATGTTTTTTTTCATGGAACGAGGGTTTGGAGAGAAGATTTCCGTGGAAATTTAATCTGACAAAATATTCTTCATCTGAATTGAAGGATATCTTGTTATACCAGATAACAAACAATGGTTGGCTACACAATATATCCAATGATGACCTTCTAGCGATCACAAAACAAAACGAAGCGCTTTTCACTTCAAATGGGGGAGATTGTTTGTTGTATTTTGATAAATGTAAGATATATCACGCGAGGAGAGTTTTTGGATCTCCCGTCGAAACAAAATTCATACTCACAAAGGAAGATTTCGTCGAAGGTATGAAACTTTTCAAAGAGTTTAAATCCAAAAAACAACCAGAAAATATTCCCATTGGAATTTATCTATAAATTTATTTAAAAAATAAATGACAACTGGAAAGAAAGTAAACGTAGAACGAAAAACTAAAGAGCAAACTAAAGAGCAAACTAAAGAGCAAACAAAAAGGAAATGACCGAAATCGGTATCGACAGGGAAAAAAGTCGGTTTGTATCTATGCGAGCTTTCCACAATATTATAAAACGAAATCTTATATTGGAAACCGTGAAACTGTTAAAGAAACGCACTATTAATTTGTTCGATATTTCAGTCGGTAGAATGGGTGACTATCATAGCTGGAATAATGCTCAAATCTCATATGTGTTTGGGATTGACCCGGACAAAGAATCTCTCTTGGAAGCTAAAAGAAGGTATATCGAACTAAAAAAGAACAATAAATCGATCACGAATGTGGACTTTGCCGTTTGTAAAATAACAGATGATAAAACAAACCTAACATTTCCCAAGAGTAAATTATTGTACGATATTGTGCAGTGTCAGTTTACAATTCATTACTTTTTCGAAAAACAAGAAATGTTGGACAACGCATTGAGACGGGTCGAGGTAAAATTGAAACCAGGCGGGTATTTTATAGGAACAGCAATTGACGGAGATAAAGTAAACCGTGTTTTGAATAAAAATCCCAGTATTAAAAATAAATATTTTATGATACAGAAAGAGTACACGGAGTATACTCCTTTTGGATCAAAATATCAGTTTTGTCTATTTGATAAACCAGGTTCTGGAAACTATTTTAATAATATGTCTAGTGTAGAATATCTTGTTCCTCAATGTGTTCTTACCCAGGCGTGTAAACATTTTGGATTACACCTAGTTGCATACAAAAACTTTAGCGATATATACGAAGAATGCGGAAACTCGATGATATCTAATCAATATGAGAAAGATATTTCATTTATGTATTACACATTTGTATTCCAGAAAAAATAAAACAATTGCGTTATTATCTTATATAAATTTTATTTACGATCTTTATGTCTTCCAATAATATTAATATAAGATTAGATACAAAAGAGTCAGAAAGACCCGTTGTTAACGTTAGGAGTTTACCCATGAATTCCAAAAAAGAAGACAAGTTTGTTATTGACGATGATAATATCTCTGAAGTTTCTGCTACACGTATTGGAAAAAGAGAATCTAGTGGAAACAAGTCACGACATAGCGACACTAAACCTAAACGAAAAGAAGTAAACTTACACTCAAGTCGAATGGATAACAGATTCGATATATATTCAAATTCACAGAAAAGAAACAAACAAGTACAAGAGAGTGAAGAAGATAGCGAAGATGATGACAGCGAAGATAGCAGTGATACAAGTAGTGACGACATAAATGAAAGCAACGAAGAATATACTAGTGACTCAAATTCTAGTGTAGCTTCAATTTCACCAAAAGAGATAGAATCAAAGAAGCAAGAATATCTTTTGAAACTCCATGATCTAGAAAACAAAGGATTCCGACTCACTCAAAACTTTACCATGAAATCTGAGTTAGATGACCTAAAACTTGAGTACGAGCGCCACAAGAAAATAGCAGAGAGAGATGCAGCTGTTAACTTTTCCAGAAAAATGCTAATGGCATGTGTCACTGGATTGGAGTACATTAACGGACGTTTCGACCCATTCAATGTAAAACTTGACGGTTGGTCTGGAAGTGTGATGGAAACTATTAATGAATACGATAACGTGTTTGCGAGAATCGCTGAAAAGTATGCAGGTAAGGCAGAAATGGCACCTGAATTAGAGTTGATGTTATCTCTTGCAGGTTCAGCTTTTATGTTTCATTTAACGAAGACAATGTTTGCTGGTGCTATGCCCGGAATGGGGGATATCATCAAACAGAATCCAGAAATTATATCTAATCTAGCTCAGGCAACAAAACAACAACAATCAATGAAACCACCTAATTTCGATATCGCAAGTTTAATGGGTGGATTGATGGGAGGAAATAACATGTCGATGGGAAACATGTCGATGGGTAACACGTCGACGGGTAACACCGATACGGATGGAATGCCAAATCCAATGGAGTTTCCCAAAATGACCCGTCAGACCGACGTCACAGGTCAGTTCAATGTTTCTCGCGATGGAAACGGTTCCCCTCGCCCAACAAGCTCAAGAACGTCTGAGATTGTATCCAGTGCACAACTAGATAACGACAGATTCTCAGAGATTTCCAGTGAGTACTCGGACGAGAACAGGACAATTAGAATTCCTCAGAAAAAAGGTAAACGAAAGCCAAAGAAAGTTATAAATATTTAAAATCATTTCTTTAAAAAAGTATTTAAATTCTTTAAATTTCTCTCACCTTTAAATGCTATAAGTTTTCCATTTTTATACAATACCAGACAAGGATAAGTGGCGTGTTTACTTTTTTCCATGATACGATCAGCATCTTTATGTGTATCGCTTATTTCTATGATGTCTATTTTTTTTGACAGGTCATCCAGAACATGGGATTCTTTTAGTTCCTTACAATATCCACACCAGGGAGCCAGAATAGCTATCATTGATTTCTCTAGTAGATATATATCATCGTTTTGTTGAACCTTGATATACATGTACTTATGGTATACATTTTTTTATTGAGAATTAATAAATCTGACTATACTTTCAGTTGTTCTCTCACCATCGTATCCAATTAAATTGCCTTGTTTGTACAGTACCAGTGTGGGGAATCCTTGTGATTTTACAGCCGAAAGTATATCTTTGGTATTCTTGTGCTTGTCATCAATTTCAATCACACGGATATGTTTAGAAAGTTCTTCAAGCATTCCAGATTTCTTTAGATTCTTACAATGTCCACACCATGGTGCTAGAATAGCTATAATACAGTCTTCATCTAAGTCGAGATCGTCTGTTTGTTTGTACACTTTGTGAAGATAAAGACTAACGCCAATTGCTACAACGGTGAATATCACAATTACAATAAGAATTTTATTGTTATTGTTTATTGACATAGTTAAATTTTACAAATATTTTTAATTTGAGAAAATAAATTATATTAAAGAATTGGATTTATTGATAATAAATGTATAACAATATACTGATCACATCGGAAGTTGGATGGGATGTTGATGTTATATCAAGAACTGTCGATTATATTTTTCATGAAAAACTTCATTTTTCCGACACTTATTCTAAAATAAAAGAGTTTGTGAAGACTCAGAAGAAGAAACAAGAGGAAAAATACTCTATTAAAAGAGAGGAAAACAAACTTTTGCGTGCACAGAGGAAACTTGAAAAGAAAAATAAAAAACAACAAGAGGATTCGGAGGCGTCTGATACGGAAACCCAGTTCAATAAGAATTATAACCTCATATCTAAACAACTCAACAATCTAAAAAAATTCAATTACATAGAAGAAAAAAATAAAGTCAAACAAGTAGAAGACAATAATTCGAATGATAAATTCGAATTAAACGATGTTAAATTGTATATCAGAGATAGAAAGACTGATATAAATTTGAGAAATGTTCTTGTCAGTATCGGATACACTATCGTACAATTCAGAAGTGAATGGGACAAGAAACCTTCTGCTGGAATCGATAGAAACAACACCATATTCGGGCTTAACAATCCACCTGACCTTGTTATCATATTCACTAAATGGTCAGAAGAACATAACGGTATTGATCATATCATTCATATGAGTCATAAGAAAAACACACCTATTCTAATTATTGACAATGACGAAATGGAGTTAAAATCTTTCAACCCTGTTCCAGGGATTGATACGGCTATTATTGATAATGTCCCCGACAAAGAAATTTACATAGAGAAAAATGACCGTGTAGTTGTAAAACACACAATTGAATCTCTTAATAATAAAATAGAAGAAACAGAGAAAAAAATGAAATCATTGTACAGTAAATGCTTTCTTGAAAGACCAGGAACAAAATTGATAACTCAGAAAGATCTCTAGAAACTCCGAAAGATTTCTATAAACTCCGAAAGATTTCTAGAAACTCCGAAAGATTTCTAGAAACTCAGAAAGATTTCTAGAAACTCAGAAAGATTTCTAGAAACTCAGAAAGATTTCTGGGTTTTGATATAGTTCTCAATGTCATTTAATTTTTCACGTACAGCTTCGCGTCCTTTATTTATCATCATTAGTTTTTCGTCTGTGTCTACGTTTTTTATACCCTTCAATTGGATTTTTATAATATTGGGATAATTGTCAAGTCTAATATCCTGTAAATTATTATATACAATGTCCGTGATACGTATGATATAATCATAAATGTCATAAGTTTCAGATACATGTTCTTCAATAGAACTGGTTATGCACCAGGTTCCGCTACAAAGTACTTTCACTGGAAGATTATCAAGAATACCCCCATCTGCATAAAGTTTGTTATTATATATTTCCGGTGGTAGAATAAGTGGAACACACATCGTCATACATGCAAGTTTAAAAATTGTTATATCTGGATCAGATTTATATGATATATACTCGAGTTTACCTGTATCTATACAAACCACTGTTATAATTAACTCTTTTTTATACTTATCATATAATTCGATAAGGGTAGTATTGGGATTTTCTTTTTCGTGTATTGTTTTTTTAACAATTTCTTTAAACTTGTCTCCTCTCATTAGAGACATATGTGTTAGTATACATACAACGTCGATATCTTTTATATTTGAGAATTCCAGTTTAAACACGATATCAATTAATTCTTTAGGAGTATATCCTATAATCAGTAAAATACACAAAAACCCACCAATGCTTGTACCAGAATACTTTTTCACGTCTGTTATCAAACCGTTCTTATCTAGTTCATATAAAGCCCCAAGGAACGCTATACCTTTTAAACCCCCACCACCTATACATAGTTCTTCCATTACTATTATACCAATCGATTTTTTTCATTGATACTATGCGCAACTAGTTTATTTTTGTCTGTTTATACTGTTCCAAATGTGGGTATTAAATTAACGAGAGGGTGTTTTAGTATTGTCTTGTCATAAACGAAATATATATCTTTATAGAGATTTTTAATTAATTTATTCCATTTTTAATGCCAGAGATTCACAGATATATGTTTTCAAAAAAAACCAAACAATAAAACAAAATATGACATTTCATTGGATAAATTAAGACAAATGCTTAAAAAATATAGTGTATCATTTAGAGGTTCAAAAGAAAATACGGCACAAGGTTTATTTAGATTGCGGGGAGCAATAATCAAAAAAGACGATTTAGAATTAATTTATAAATTATTAGATAAGGGTCAAAAATCTAAAGCAAAACAACTCATACGTAATAGAATTAGTAAACCAATTACGAATTAATTTATAAACCAATTAGTAAACCAATAAGTTCTATGACTCGCGAAGAGTTAATAAAGAATTTACAGAAATTTAGAGATAGTTGGGAAAAAAATACTGGAAAATACCAAGATTTATCAGACGAACGTTTAAATACTGAATCAACTGACCAATTACGTAAGCAAATTAAATTTTATTATAGTGAGAGCTCAAAAATGTTGGCGGAAGATTGGTTACGTAATTATGTATAGCATTTTTTATAGCAATTTCAAGTTTCTTTAAAATAATTATCAGTTACTTCTTTTTTGTCTGATTCTACTGTTCCAAAGTTGGGTATTAAATTAACGAGAGGGTGTCTTAATATTAAATATAGTCTTGTCATAAACGAAATATGTACATCGTTTCTTTGTAGAGATTTTTTAATTTCTGAAATATCTTCTTCTATTTTTGCAAGTCTACTATTAATATCATCCATTATTGTAACAAATAACATAATGTTTTTTTAAGCGATTTATTTAAATCTTCAAATGATCCGTTATTGTCAACAATTATATCTACAAGTTTTTCATCAATCCCATTCTCGGATATATGGTTATCAGACTTATTTTTTCTAACAGATGCATCTACTTTTATAATAATACCTCCAAGCTCCTTAATAAAATTAGCTTCATTATCAAACCGTATATCTGTAATAATCACATTTTTCAAATCTCCAATACGTAATTTCATATTCCGTAACCAAACATCTTGATCAAATTGATCTCGATATATATCTGTTCCAAGCCACTGTGCAAGTGACCGTGGGGTCCGGTTATTCCATTCTGAAAGAGGTTTCTCCTTTTTGTTTGGGTCATCGAAATATTCTTTTGGAATTACATGTATAATAGATAGTGCTTGTTTTATAGGTTCAGCAAAAGACAATAGCGTGTAAGTACTATCGTGTTCGAGAATTATACCAGCAACAGTGTCCTTCCCATGGAATTTTTTTCCTGTAAGACCTATTATCATTTTCTGATTATACATCTGATTACATAACTTTTAAGTTTTTATATGTATTTTTACAATGTATTTTCATCAATAAATGTTTCGTCTATTTGTTTTTTCTTAATTTTTTTTATTTTCTTTGTTATTTTCGTTGGATAAACAGGCAAATTGAACATTGATGTAAAATAACTTTCTGGAATAAGTTCTTTCTTTATTATTTCCAAATTGTAATCGTGCTCATATAACAAAACAATATTTTTCAATATACCATCTCCGTTTGTAATCCAATTTTCAAGAAAATTGTTTATATTAACTCCATTTGAAGTACGTGTCTCGTTTTTCTGAAGTTCATCGATGATAATGTATTTCAAATTAGCTTTATTGTATTTCCTTATAGACTTCTGTTTTAAAGCTGGCTTTCGTGAAACTATTTCTTTATGTTCACATTTGTAGCGTATGTAACTGATAGCCTGTAAAAAAGAATCCGACAGATCATCCTTTTTCTTTGATTTCTGAAAAGTCTCGACAAATTCCTCATCCTGAATACCAGATTTTATTATTTCTTGTGTGTGAAAAATACTGAGTTTCTTTCTTCGTGTATATTCCGATTTCAAATAGGTAAAGTCTGGACATTCTCCGTGAAAACAGTTTAGTTTATGAATCGGAGAATAAACCATAACCTTTATATTCAAATTATTATCAATACTACGAATCATGAAATATGTACTGACAAATCCTTCTATAATTCTTGCTTTTGGGTTACATGAAGGCTGAAACTCCACAAGTACAATCTCAACACTTTTGAAAAGTTCAACTTTATCGAACTGTGTAACCATTCGTTTACACCTCAAAGGGTTTGTTGGAGCTGAAATATCAAAAACGTTCCAGTAATGAATTTTTTCATTATTGTCTATTATACAACAAGCGAGATTGATAGTTCCAATATCAAAAGACGCTATTAACCGTGTGGATTCGTTCATTTAATATGATTTATTTTATTTTTTCGAATCTCTAACGTGCAACTTTAATTGTTCAAGATCCTTTTCAAGTGATTCGATGTTAGATCTTACTGATTTATATGGTCCAGGTTTATTGGATTTGCGTTTATTCACAAAAGACACTTTTGACTTTATAGGTATATCTGTATATTCGATTGGAATGATTGTTCGTGTATTGTTTCGGTAAGCTTTTGAATGTTTTAGTCTAATTGGAACAGACTTATCAGTTTCATTTGAATTTAAATTATCTATTGAAGTAAATTCCCCTGTAGGTAATGTACACATTGACACATTGTTATGTGGTTGAGGTATTTTTTTATTTTGTAATATATGGGACAACCTGTCATTTGGTATTTCAACCTTTTCAGGTATTTCAACCTTGTCAGGTATTTCAACATTGTCAGGTATTTCAACATTGTCAGGTATTTCAACCTTGTTGGGAGCTTTATTGAGTTTATCTGGATTTCCAAAAACATTACAGTTTTTCATTCGAATATCATGTATTTTATCTTTTCTGGATTTTAATTTTTCTTTATTCGACTGGAATTTTATTTCCATGTTATGCATTCGCTCTATTTCATCCAAATCCCATGAAATATGTAGAACCGAATTAACCTTTGTAACTACAAAACCCTGTTTATCGAAATAATTCTTAATGATCACGGCTGTCTCCTGACGGTCATACAACGGAAAACCAGCCATAAAATCCGGGATTTCAAATACAGTACCGTTCTTAAGCAAATGAGCTGTAATTCTGTTCTTAATTCTCTGTATCAGTATCGGTACATGATGGTACTTTTTTTCTATACCTTTCCAGCTCATGTAAATTTTATTTTCATACATATACACACAATTATATCCTTTTTCAAGTAAAATTTTATGAAGAATTTTTGCAACCTCTATAGAATTATACAGTGGTAATCCAGGTACAATATTGGGTACGTCGTAATATAATTCATTTATTCCATTTTTCCGAAGGATATTTATTCTAGATTCTACGCTATTTATCAATTGTTCAACGAAGCTGTGTTCTTGCATTTCCTTTTTTTTTTTAAGTACAAGGATCTTGCTAAGGTAATTATCTTGCATTAAGTATCACAAATAAAAAAATCAAATGAAACTAATAACTCTGTTTTTATAGTAAACATAAGCATTTAGATCTCCAGGGCAAGGTAATTTGATACCAATATCATTGTTTCCTTCGTAGATGTCGTACCAATTGTCTCCTATACTTACAACAATGTTTGTCGTGCGATTGTCGGTATATCTAGATCTAGATTTCGTGAGAAGTTGAAATGTGTTTAATCCACGGATATCTTCTGGACTATAACTTTCAATGATTTTTCTAATTCTAGATTTGAAAATTAAGTGTTCTCCAGAAAAATTGGATGTAAAGATCGAATCCCAAGGTACATTATATTTTTTCAAATTATATTTGATAGAGAGTACACTATTTGGTGGCCTCGATGTAATTATAAAAATCCAGAATCCAAGTTTCTTGAGTTCTCTTATTAAATTAACTATCGGATACAATGGAGGATAATAAAACACGTTTCCGAATTCTCCGGACTTTGTGTACTTTGGTTTTGCAGGATTATAAGGCCGTGTCCATACAATTGTATCGTCGAAATCAAAAATTGCCGCTTTATTTTCTATATCTTTGATTTCTTTTTTTGTTACATGTTTCAAGATGTAATTAGACACTTTTTCCAGATAATTAACGTATATACCTTTTATAGGCGATCCTTTATAAAAAGAAAGAATCCTTTTGTCAACATTAGAATCTCCAACAATGTTTTTTAGTAAATTGTTTGGTTCTCCATCTATATTCTCTCTTGAATATAGTGCAACTAGTAACGATAATACAATATGTATCATTAATAGTAACACATATTTTTTTTTTGATATCAATAAAGATAAATTATTTTATCGGATGTCTCGAATAATACCCACAAGCAAGAACATAAAGAGATTGTATGTATTGCCACATAATTTCTTTTGTCTGTAAATTCGACGCTATATAGCAATTTTTTAAATCAAGATTGTCAGCAAAATTAAAGTCAGTTTTTATAAAATAATTTTCATTCTTGGACATGATTTCGTTTCCGTGATGTTCGGCATTATCCATAAAGTATTTAACCCACATCGTCTTATTCACAGATAATGCAATAGATAACGTATTGTAATAACTTTTTGCATTTCCGTTTGGAAATAATTTTCCAAGTTGTTCTAGAAACTGAAGAAGCGTGCTATTGAATGTATCCAAAATTGATTCTGACGCCATAATGATTATAGTATTTTTTATTTTTATAACATTTTTACGACTGAATTTAAATATTTATTATTATCAAATGAACAAATCTGATCCGAAAATACTCGATATGTATTATAGTGCAAATATTATTAAGGACACAGAAATAGATTTGTATGAATCTTCTCAAAAAATAAAAATAAGCAATAAAATAGACTCATTCGAGTCTGTAAAATTTTCACAAATAAAAATAAACGAATTATTCGGCACAAAAACACGGGTCATGTATTTTAATCCACCTATAGGGCCATTACCACCAGGGTCACAGTGTTCATATATTAACTGTGGAAAAATTGGTCCTATTGCCACAGAAAATAAAGATGTTTATCATGAAAAGAATTGTGAAACACCTGTAAAAGAGTATCTGATTATGTCAGACGAAGGGAAAAAAAAACACAGTTCAAAAATTGAAAAACATTTCGAAGACCAAGAAATCCCGGAAATTATACCATATCTTTCTATTTTTCCAAAAAGGGGTTTACAAACTTCTTCTGTGAGTAAAAGTAAAAAAGTGACACTTGATAATCTTATTACATTATCATATAAAACACGACCTGTTTCCAATAAAGCTCTTTTTTCTAGAGATCACAGTAGTTTCAATATTATTGTAAGATTGAATAAGACATCTTCTATATATATAACAAGTGCTCCTTATTCTCTTACTGAATACAATATAGAAAACCTTGGATCTCGAATCATCGGTATTCTGAGAAAAGACCTTTCCATAGACATTAAAGACAATGTCGAGAATTCTTGGATAACCAGCCTAAAAGGAAATTATAATGTTTTGAGTGATTACACTTACACACTGGATCTCCATAATCTAAATGGAATTATTAAAAATCACATAACAAGAAAAGGATCTCTTTCTATTAAGCAAGAAGACAATAAAGAAAAAAAATATTCTATTTCGAATTACAAGTTCCTATTTAATTTATCCCTTATAAGTTTCACACTGAATGTCGGTACCATAAAAGCATATGTCGAAATTAGAGTAAGAGGAAACGTAAAAATACTCATTTCAAATGGATCTATTTATAACAAAATTGATAGTGATCAACTTATAAAAGTTGCTAAGTTCTTAAAACCTCTCTTTATTGAAAATGAAAGTGTTCTTCTTGTTAAAACAGAAGCAGAAATTTTGAAGGAGAACAAGATACATAATATCATAAAACCCTTGGAGTATAAAAGAAATACTGAAATCCAACCTCAGATATGTACTGGGCCTACTAGATCTAAACCATTCCCTTATTCGTTCAAGGGTATTTGTCCTAAAAAAAATGAAGGTATGAATGACGAGGGAATTTCATGGACAACAGCTGATAAAGTCCGCCCAATGAGGGTTTATGATTTTTATGAACCGTGTTGTAAAAAAATAACAGGAGAGTACGAATTACCTGTAAGATTTTATGATCCGAGAAAAAACGATAATATCGATAACGTTTTTAAACAAATTATATTAGGTAATAATATAAATCACGATGATCTTATAATTAATAGTACAGGCGAGAAGAAAATTTTCTTAAGAAGACTAATTTATGGATTTCCAAATAATATCGCAAAGAAAAAACCAGAATTGTTCGACTCGGATAAAGACATTGATTCTCATACTAAATATGGAATAGAGTACGATGAAAAACTCGGATACATCGATAACAAAGCAGCAACAGCTGTACCTGGAACACCTGGTAAAAGAGAATCTAGAGTATATAAAGGTCTGAAAGAATTACTCACTACGGATAAAGATGATACTATTGAACATATTGTAAAATGCTATTACTCGGATTATAAGGAAACTGACATGTTTGTTAATGACACTATACCAAAGTTGGCCCCTATAATGGTTCTTACTTCAAAGGACTACATTGATTCTTTCGTTATGATGGAAATCCCCGAAAACGGAATATACACCAAATTGGTAATATTGAAAAATGGAACCGTTTATATAGTAGAAGATACAAGGAAGGGTTCCAATATAATATGGGGACCAGAGTTTATAAATGTAGATTATGATTTTAATTTGGTTATATCAGGTATATGGAAAGATAATTCTTTTTATCCGATCGATATACTGTCAGCATCCCCCGAAAAAAATTTACCTAGTTTATTTTACCTTGTAACTAAAGAAACAATCGGATCGACGAATCGAAACTTAGTTATGTCAGAGTACACTGAGTATCTTGTGGAAAATCTTTCACAGTTCTTTGATGTTGTTCCAGTTAAAGCTATGATGGCAACTGATACAAATATAGAACGGATTATCGAGCATTCAATTAGTTGCGTATTTATCTCATCTGATAAAAAATACACGAATACAAGTTTTTTTACATGGTCTACAGGAATCGAGCAGAATTATATGGATGTATTGGTATTTGATTTTCAGATTGTTAATACAGACGAGTTCAAAGGAACTTGTGACGTGAGAAGCGAAGGAAAATTATTAGAAAAAGTTTCCAAAATATACGTTGGAAAGAAAATAGCTTCGAAACTGAAACAGAACAAATATTATCAATTTACTCTTGATTATGAATTTACACCAAGTGGGATTAAGAAGATAACTACAATTCTTAAGATTCCATCGTTTGATATTGTTAATAAAGAACCATTGGGTGAACACGACACGTTTGAGGAAACCCAGTATAAAATATTAATAGCTTTTGATCCACTTGAAAGACCTCTTTTAAAAAAATAACGATTTAAAAATGAATTAGTTTTAACAATTTCCAAGTTGACGCATCAAGGTCACGGATAAACTCTGTTTTGGGTTCACCAACTTCTTTCTTTACATATACTTTCGAAAATTTTTTCATAGTATCAAGAACACTCACCGATCGTTTGCGCAGAGCGATTTCCTGAGCAGTTTCACCATTCCCATTTTTTATTTGTAGTTTGGCTCCTCTTTGGATTAGTAACTTTACCATATCCGAATGACCGAATTCTGTTGCTATGTGTAGTGCTGTGTTTTTATCTTGGTCAATATGATTGATATTTACTTCTTTTTTATCGAGCATCTGAGAAACTTTTGCAATATCGTTTTTTTTCACGTAGGAAATAAATTGTTCAGACATTTACATATAGTTGTTATTTTTTATTACAGAAAATTATTTTTATTTCTGCGAAGTTTTGTATCTAAAATTCGAAGACATAAAAATTAAAATGTATGGAAAATTTCAATACTCCAACTGATATCATTCGTTACTTTGATTTTTTGGATATTCTCTAGGCGTCTTAGTTTTTCTTTAATCATCTCATAAGCAACAGGATTTCTTTTTATTATTTGTTGTTCGTACATTTTCTTCTCTTTACGAACTTCTTTTTTCTCTTTATTCAATTTATTTATAAATTCTTGGTCCTGTAACTCTGTTTTTTCTTTTCTTGTCTTAGTAAGAATAATTTGTCCAGACACATAATTATTTATTGTGTACACTGTTTTATATACCCGAGTCCCTGTAGTTTTGATAATTTTCTCTCCTTTGTTTTTCTCACTCAAGGATTCGTTTTCTCCTCTTTTGACAAGTACGTTTTCGATGACGTGCTCATCAACTTTATTATATTTTTCTAATTCTGAGTCCAATAAACGACGACTATACATCGTCATACATCCAGTTTCAATTTCTAGATCATGTTCCGGTTTGGAAATGGTTTCTATTACCGTATCCGTGTACCCCCATATATTTTTAGTCGAATAATCATATACATAATTCGTATCTCCTTCTCGGACTATATATTTATGTTTTACAATTCTTGGATTAACACCTTCAGCTCTTTTTGATTTTGACAGTTTTTGTAAAAATGAAAGAACCCTATAGAATATGTCAGCTATATCGGAATTATCCTTTCTTTTAATAGAAACTCGAATGTATTTTTTCTGTGAAGTAATAAAAGTACCAATATCCAACTGTTTTTTAGAAACTGTGTTATTGATATTTACAATCATTTCAAGTTTATTTTTATGTTCATCCCCGAATCCAGGGTACATTTTGTTCAGTTTATCGACAATCGACATATCGTATAAATTTGACCTAATATATTCCACCAGATAGCTAGTCATCTTTTTTTTGTCTTCGTCAGTCATTTCATTGAAATGTACGGTCTTTATTAGTTTTGATTTAACTAAATCCACAATTTCATTTATTAAAATTCGAGTATCGGTCATAAAAAGTTCACCAAATTTTTTTTCAAGGTTGTCACTGCATGTATAATTTATACGCAGATTCGTTGGAATAAATCTGTTTGGTTTGTAGCTATAACACATATCGATAGCTATAAGAGCAGATTCCTTATCCATCCATTTTATATGTTTCTTGGACAATTCAGTGTTTGCATTCGAACAATATTCAAAAAAAAGTAGAAAGTCTTCTAGACTAAAATGGGTTTTATAAGCTATAATCGTGTTCATAATTGTTTTATACGCGTTTGCACCTTTCTCTCTTTCCTTTGCTTCTCCTTTTTCATTACTAACAATTGTGATTTTTGAACCATCGTACAAGAACTCGTAAACTTTTCCATCGTAGTCGTCTTTTAAATTACTAGTGTCGAGCATACTTGTCATATTTTTTTTATCTATCGTAATTTCGTTACCAGCTTTTCCAACTACAATCCATTTATTCGATTTCTTTTGTAGTTTGAGATCAATTGTGAGATGTTCTTTTGGTTTCCATTTATATTGTCCTCTGGCAAATCCTTCTCCAAGATAATATCTATAATTAGTGTTTATAAAAATAACACCATCATACTCTGGTATTTCCCATGGCTCGAAATTCATTTTCCAAGAATAATGTAATTCGAGTTTATCCATGCTCATTTCAGAACCTGGTTGTGTGTCTATACTAGAATGCAGTTTATTAATGATATAATCTTGTAACGTTTCTTTTATAAATAAGACAGTTCCATCTGGAAGAACAAGGTTACCAATTTTATTGTGATCCACGATTTGGTTAAAATATAGAACTTCAGGGAAATTAAAGAATTGCTTGAAATAGAACTTAACAGGTAGACCAGATAATTTATAGTTCATAAAGTCGATTCGTTTCACTTTTCTTTTGATATATTGCAGAAACTCCATTCTTTCCATGAATGGAAGTTTATACACTTTATAACTGTTTAACATTACAATATCAAATAAAAACACCTGAAGGACCCCGTTTTTATTTTCAACTACTTCACAATCAAAAATACCTTTGAATTTAAAATTTATTTTCCTGGTTTTTATTTTGGAAGATTTATGTGTTTTTGTTAACACTATCGAAGGTTGTATATTAAGTTTTGGTACTTTTTTTATTCTTTCCTTGAGAATATTTTGTTTTCTAAGTAGGTATTTCAGTTCTAGGTCTTTGCGTTTTTTATCAAATTCAATACCTATTTTCTTAAAATCTTCAGGTGTTATTTCCTGTATTTCTTTTTTCAGATTCATTATTTCAGTATAGTCTTTAGACCTGATCAATGACCGTAGCTTTTCCCTGTTTCTTTCTTGGATTTCACTTAATTGTGTGATTCTCTCAAGTCTTTCAGATTCAAGTCGATCAATAGACTCATTGAATTTTTTTGTCAAATTCAAGAGTATTTGTTCTTTGTTTTCTGGTTTCAATACCGGATCTTTTATTTTAGGTTCCAATGTAGTTTGAATTGGTATTTCCGATTCCTGTTTTGGAAGGTACATACATTTGGGACGATAAACTACCATTGATCTATTTATGAACAATATATCTTCGTCGATAACACATAGGTACCTTACACCATCTATTTTCGGAGTAAGTACAGAATGTTTCATTAAACCATACAGATCTTTGGGTAAAATCTGAGCTGGTTGAGACCCCACAAATGGACCTCTGTATTTTCTTACATTGTTTAGAAATTCGTTATAATAGTCACTAGTTGTATGAACTGCTTCCAACAAAGTAGTCATTTACCAAACTCCAATAAAATAAAAGTGAATCAATTGATTTTTTTCGAATTATGGAAAAAAAATTCAAACGATTTTTTTCGAAATGTATTGCAAAAAATTACTATACTTGTGAAAGTCCTTTTTCTGGTGATTTCCAGAATCCCTGTATATCACATGGTTACACATCGTATGGGATAATTCATGTAAAATTAAATTTTTCATACTTTTCCAGCTCAATAATTGACCTTGTTCGGTTCTTAATTTTAACATAATATGTCTCCTACTTGCGAGATATTCATTATCCATAATTGTATTCAAATTGCATTTTTTAAAATAAACCCCTTTTGGTTTATTTAGACCTTCAAACATTGATTGTTTTGGTATTTCCTGTAAGGTGTAAGGGGTATTCATAAGTAGGATAGCTCCAGACAAACAGTTTTTTTCGATTGCCAGTTGGATGTTTTCCTCCACACACTTTATTAATTCTTTAATGTAGTCGTTAATGAAAGAAATATACTCTAATGCTCGACGAGTATTTGAAATATCGTTTCTAAGTTTGTAGTTTTTGTTTTTTAGTTTATAAGAACGAAATCCTTTTTTCTCGTCAAGGTCCCATGTGTCCTTTTCTTTATCAATTAAATTCGCTTTTCTCGAAAAACAACTTTGTTTCAAATTAAACTCTGGCTTTTGTTTTGAATTCAAATTATTACGCACTTTTTTTCGAGAAACACGATTGCTCATATAGAATTTACTTTTATTTTAATTCGAATGAAAATAAATTAATTTTCTTCTTTGAAAATTTTCAGTTTCATTTCCAGTTCTTTATCACATACATTACCATTTTTGCATTTTATTGATTCGTACATGTAATCAAAATACATTTTTATACGTTGTATCCTATTTCCAAACATCCATACTGATTGTTGGAGATTTTTTATCCTTTTTTGTTCGTCGATACTGTTCGATTTCATTTTCAATTTTAGTTCAGACTCCGATCTTTCCAATAGTCGACCATTCATCAATTGATATGCTTTCAAGTAATCATAGAAATCGAAAAATCTTCTAATGTACATGTACTGTTTGGAGTCGATTTCAATCACTTCAGGTAAAATATAAACACGCGTTCCAACTCTGACACTTTTGAAAACTTCTATTGTTCGGTCGTATCTTTGTTTATGTGTTTGAGGAGTTACAAATGGGTTCCAATATTCCCCCGTAACTCCAACAACACTCGGGTCATAATCAGGGTCCATATACCCCAATTTGATTTGGTTGGACTTGGTATCATCTACATTTTTATTAATCCCCATTCCGGTATTTTTAGCATTGTACTGTATAAATTTTTTTGCTTCAGAACTTTTATATTTACACAATTTTAATAAACCATTGATTTGACTTTCAGATAAATTAGCATACGGTTTTTTTTGTTGTTCTTGACCAGTTTTTAATCGTGTTAGTTTTGTTATTAAACCATCTACATCATCATTGTCATTTAAATCAATTGCAGATATCATATTCTGTAAAGCAGTAAGCTGTTCATCCTTGTCGACGACTTTGATTGTTTTGTTTCCGTCTTTATCTATCATGATTTCAAAATGATTATCCAAATTGGAATATAATGTATTTGCATCTTTTTTGGACAGAGGTGCAATTCCCTGAAAAATCGGGAGGTTTCGGTATATAAGAGGAACATTTGGATCATCGGAACCATTGTATTCGGTAATGATATTATATATATTTTCCATAGGAGGTATACTTTTTTTGAATGTTCCTATTATTCTTGTCCTTCCACCATTCTCAATTGGTAGTTTCATGTTTTCAATCCAACTGTATTTCGATATGTCGTTTGTATCGTTCATAATCTTGTTATAATTATCTCCTATCGTCTGAGATACAGAACACATATCGAAAACCTTTCTAATAATGTTCTCTTTTCTTTCTGTGTTGTTGAGTTTGTTGTATTTTTCTTCTCCGATCGATTTAATTACAAGATCTCTACAAATACCCCATAGTATTTTTGGATGGTACATTATTTTATCAAATTCTATAGCAGAAACATAAAGGTCATGCTTCTTAACATTCCCTGGTCCTTCGATCGGAATGAAACTCTTTAATCTTTGGAATTGTTTATCTTTCATACGTTTCACATCGAAATTCGTTCCAAATAAATCTTTACCCATTTTTGTGACCTTTTTATACAATTTTTTATTTCCAACGATTCTGATTATAGTAGACTGTATATTAGTCACTTTTTCGATATTGAAATCATTACCAAATAATCGTTTACCAGTTTTTTCTCCATTTACAGGTTCGTTATCCATATAGAAAATTGTATTTTCGGATAGAGTTTTTTTATTTTTTTTATAATTACTTTCTGTTATTTGTTTTTTCACAAGTTCGTCCTTGATATAATCGGTCGATTGATCGATTTTTATTTTAAAGTTCTGTTCCATTGTTGCTTCGTTTATGTTAAAATTGTTTCCAAAGAGTTTACTTCCAATTTCTTTACCATTTATTATTTTTCTATCCAACCATTCAAGAATAAAAAAAGAATCTTTTTTAGAGATACCGCTCTTAGATTTTTCTACTTTACTTCTTTTTCTTTTCAGTGTTTTACGGTCCTCTAGTTCTTCGGATTCTAATTCAGAGTTTTCAGACTGTTCTGTTTCAGACTGTTCTGTTTCAGACTGTTCTGGTTCTTCAGATACAACAGATGTTTCTGATTCTTCTGAGTCTATTTCAGAGTTTTCAGATTCTTCTGAGTTTTCAGATTCTTTGGATCTTAATTCAGAGGTTTCAGATTCTTCATCTAAATTGTATTCATCATCATACTCATCCATATTGTTTCTATACTATAGTAAAACAATTTTTTTCATAATATCGATTCTTGAAAATTGTATTTTTTCAAAATTGTATTTTTTCAAAATTGTATTTTTCAAAATTGTATTTTTCAAAATTGTATTTTGTCAAAATTGTATTTTTCAAAATTGTATTTTTTCAAACAATTTACAATTTTGACCACGTCGGTGTACCCATTTTCAGAAGCGATGTGTAAGGATGTCGATCCCTCGCCGTCTACAGCGTTTACATTGGCTCCTGCAGCCAGGAGTGATAGGACTCTTTATTTTTTGCTGTCTCTATTAGACCACTATTTCCAAAGGAATATTTCGTGAATCGATTCGTTATTTTGGAGGGGATACATTGTAATATTAGCGAACAAATGAAATTGTCAATTAATTGGTGACGAGTAATTCATTTGGCGTTGCGTTTGGCGCGACCAAGTTTCTTTGCTATTTTCTTGAGTTTGGAGAGGCCCATTTTATTGGCCCCTGCAGCCAGGAGTGTTTGGACTCTTTATTTTTACTGCTTTTAGTAGATCATTGTTTCCAAACGAATATTTCGTTTTTAGTAATCATAAACATTCGATGCTGTTGGTATAAAGTCGTTTACTGTATCTACGTCATAATCCATATCACAATCTCGTGTATTTATATAACTCGAAAATTTGAATGTAAGAGATATATTATTCCTTGTGAAATTAGATATTCTAGGATCAAACGAGTAATTTGAATTGCAAATCATTATTCCTGACAACGGAACAAAATCAGATCCGGATAGTTCAGATAAAATATAAGGCTGATTCAAACATATCCTAGTTGTACCTTGTTGAGAAAAAATAACAGTAGTGTCTTTTATTTTTCTTGTAAATCCTAATGTTCTTTCCAATGGAATTGGTGTTCCATCTTGAGTGAAGAACTCAAGTTCCAAAGAACCAAGCGACACTAATGGAGGATAAAACGGAATCGACCACATTTTGTTATTGTATTTAGATAGAAATTCTTGTTGGTTTTCTATGTATTCCGAATTCAAACGAATAGGTATATTGAAGTTGGACTGATTAGATGTATCGTTTATATTTTGCGTATGAATTGTTCTCTTTAGCTGATTGATATTTACAACAATATCTGTGTTTGGAATTGATTTTATTAGATACAATAGATATTTCTTAATTGATTCAATAAACGTTCCTGTTTGGCGGTCCCTATAAGACACCCTCATATTTATATAATTATTCATTTGTCTGAGTCTATTATTATCCAAAGGTCGATTGTTCTTTGATCCTGAATCCCATTCCATCGCCGGTGACGGTAAGTTAGAAAAATCACATTTAAGCAAGGACACTGGTAATACGTTGGGACGAGGATCATTTATTGAATTAGAATTTTCACATGAAACAGACCCTTCTGAAAAAACATAACTTGCTTGGGGTTCCTGATAATTGTCACATGGAATGTTTGAACGGATTCCGTTTATATAGTCTTGTTCGAGTCTTTTTTGAACAAAAGATACATTTGAAGTAGCAATTGGATCTATATAATGAGAAACATTTTCGGCAGGTATAGTAGTTTCATTCATAGAAACATTCATTATTTCAATTATATAATTATTACCTGAACCAGATTGAATAATTTTTGCAGTGTCACCTGTTTTATAACCAGATCCACTGTTATTTACAGATAATCCGTTTTCAGTGCTGACAGTTAACCCGGACCCGTTTCCAGTTATAGATTCAGTAATTAATTCTGGACTACTGGTGTATCCATTTCCAACTGATACTATTTTTATCGATATAACGTGACCCCAAGGTATATTTCCTATTCTGACAGTATTTCCACTCGTAGGGATTCTCCAATAATTTGAACACCCTATAACAGGGGAATTTACCCATTGAGAACTTCCGGTTGTGTAAAAAGAATCATTTGATGTACTTTCTGATTTTCTCCATTGAGGAGAATCACTATCCATATCATTGTATTCCATTGGACCGACCCCTCCCGCTGTTATTGGAACGTAAATACTACCTGACAAAGGATATTGCCTCCACGAGTACATCCATCCCTTGAAATCTCCTCCACTGATGATACTTGGTTTATGAGGCCCAGGTAAAGAATCTTCCCAGTTCATAGGATCGGTGGATTTTTTCTTTACCCAGATTTCGGAATTAAATTTATGAAACACTCCATCGTATTGTGTGTTTGGCAGACCTGTAACGACAATACTACCAGGTTTTCCTTTTTCTGTCATATTTAGGCCAACATAAACTTGAACAGCTCCGAACCCTCCATCGTAAATTACCCTCATTGCATTTAAAATATTAGGATTTTGAGAAGACTCAATATTTGAAAAGGTAGCTATTTCATAAGAAACTCGATGTGAGTTTTCCATCATCATTTCAAAAGTGTAACTAGATTCTGTGGGATTGTATTCTGGGTGAATGATTGGTTCTCCTCCGATATTGGACAAATCTCCATTCATGTATAATTCATCAAGTGTGTCCTGTAAACCTGAATTTTGAAATCGATCTCCTGGACGTCCATATGGACCCCAACAATTTCCCCTAAAATTTGGAAACGGGATCGGCATTGGTCCAATGTACCCAGAAACTGCATCATATGTAGAACACCCAAGATCAATTGGGGATGATTTATTTTTCCTTGGTTGGTTTGGCTGGTAGTTCATTCCTAAACCCGGTCCAGGTATAAATCTCTGATAATCACCGTATCCTGTTTGTATCAAAGGATTGTCAACGACACCATCTAAATTAAAATCATGATCAATACTATTTTCAATAATATATTTTGCTGATTTGTCATTTATATATTGCCCTTCGGGTATAATCATCTTCAGTATTATTTTTCGTAGCGGTATTTGGATTTTAACACCATCACGAAGAGTGATTTCTTGTAAATGCGGAAAATCTTCTAAATCATAAAGTCCAAATCCAGAAAATATAAGTCCGTTTTTTGCTCTATAAATAGGACACCTTTGACGTTTCTTCGGTTGTGGTTGAAACGGCCAAGGATCAGAAGACAAATTGTCTTGTGGAGGATTCCACAGTTGATAAGGAGGAGGAGTATGTGGATTTGGCATTGAATGTTGGTCAATGTAAGTTCTAAAATATCTCAATGGTGTGTGAAACAACCCATTCATGTCATTGAAATCCTGTTTAGAAACCGGGACAGGGCTATCATACCCAGGGGAGGAAATGTCTATAAAATTTTCTCTTTTCTTATAGATACAATTCGTGACAAAATCAGGAAAATATACATAAATTGGAACAATGTCTCTTGGTATACTGATATTCACGATTTCAAAAGACACGATAGACTTTATATTTTTTTTAAACTTGAACTCTATTTTATTGTTTTTTATTAATGAAGAAAATCTATTCTCTCCCTTGAACTGACGTAATTTTTCATTTGAACTGTTGAGCAATTTAACATCATCAATAGAATTCGGTGAAGATAAAATACTATCAGCGAATACTATATTGGTATACAAAAACAATAACCTAGCTTCATTTAAACTTAGTTCTCCTATACATTCACGGGTATCAAGTGTAACAAGATGATCGATTTCTTGCATTTGTATATCCTTTAAAAAAACCTTTTTTTAAACCTTTTTAAAAGTTTAAAAAAAAGTTATTTCTTTAATTCATTTTCATTTTTTAATATTTTGTATGTGTATATGGCACCATCTGGGACGTGGCTTTTAAAAAACAACTATATTGTATTAATGGGAAATAAAAAAAACCCTATTATGATACTTAAATTAGACACTGTGACGGGAAATTATGTTAACGTGTACAAACAAAAGAGTACAAACAAAAGAGTAGATAGTTTAAAAGTGAAAAAAAAAAATACACTACCGAAAAAAAAAATGAAACAAAACTTTTTAGGATTATCTGTTTATAATACAATGAAAAAAAATGTTACGAAACCAAGAGTAGTGAAAAAGTCATTTGTAACAGTAACGAAAACAAATAATAAAAAAAAAAAGTTTAATATGGTAGAAAGTATAGGAGAAGGAGATACAATTATAATAGGTAAACGTGGAATAAGTGTACTACACAAAAAAAAAAAAAAAATTTAAATTACCTTTTTTTTAAAAAATTTAAATTACCTTTTTTTATTGTTCTTCATCGGAATATACTGTGTCCTCTATATCAGCTAATGTGAGCATATCTTTACCATTTTTATTATTTGATTCGAATTTTACATTTTGCATTACACCTTTTCTCGTTGGATTTCTATTTGGTTTTTTAATATCTATTTTCCTGGAGCTACCAGAGTATTTATCAATTTTTTTATTGATTTCCATTTGTTCGAGTATATCATTCCATGTATCTGGAGTACACCAAAGGGTCAATGACAAATTGTCATTATATTTGCCAAGTATTCTTAAACTCTGAATTATGTTTTCTCCATGTGAAGATTTTGATGGATGAAAATACTGATCCGTGAGATGCCACTTGTAGTCTTCTGATACAACACTCACACCTCTAGATATCATATTTCCACCAATAATCACTATATGATTATGCTTCACAGTATCCTCTTTTAAAATCTGAAGAACTTTGTTCAATTGAATTTTTCTAATCCAATGACAGAACCGACCGTTAGTGCTTTGTTTAATACTATAATTGATACCATTGTAATTAAGTCGATGATTATCGTTTGTTTGTATAAAAGCTCCATCTCCATTGTAAACCAAAACAGTTAGTTTCTTAAACATAGACGCGAGTTTTTCCATTATACACATTTGAAAACCTTTTTTTCGTGTCACTAGATGAAACATAATTCCGTGTTTTTTTTTCAAAAACTGAGGATAAATAATATCCAAATTTGGATCTTCATGGGGGACCTGCGAAATTGGGAAATTCACATGAACGAATTTCTTATTGACCATTTCCAAATTTTTATAGTCTTTAGGTTCCGTCAATCGGAGAACTTTTGTTATTTCCTTTTTAACGGCAAGAACAGCAAATGGAGTTGCTGTAGCAACCAAGGTATGTGACGAACCTTTTTCTATGTATTTCATATAGCATTCAAATTTGCTAATATTTTTAGTTGACTTAACAGCATAGTCTGCTTCATCTATACACAGATGATATCTCAAGTTTTTTTCTCGAATTATCTTTAGCATCTTAGTTGCTTGAATGTGATTCTGTAAACGGATAAACACAACTTGTTTGTCAACTTGTTTGCCAACTTGTTTGCCAACTTGTTTGATAAGTTGTTCTGATTCTTCGTTGTGTATTTCAAGAAAGAAAGCACTATCAATAACGATCGTTTGATTGAATATACAAATTCTTTCTACTAACTGTGTAATATCTATTTTAAAATTTCTGACAAAAACAATGACAGAAGTCTTTAAAACAAATATGGACCACCAACAATATGCTAATAATTCGATCGTTTTTCCTGATTGTACATGTCCTATGAGTAATATATTTTCTTTCTTGTTTTCATATTCACATAAAAAACTTGTTTTTTCTTTTATTCTGTTGAAAATTACATCCATGGGCTTTTTAGAAACGAACTTGCACAGTATTCACTTGCATAGTATTCACTTGTATATTTTTTTTTAAAAAAAACTTAACTGTCCACACCAATTGGACGCTTGAGTACCTTTTTAATAACCACAGTTTTCTTAGTACCACCATCAGTGGTATTCACATCGGTCGTAATAGTGTCAATTTTAGTGTTCGCTGTAGTCGTCACCGGGATCGACGTGGTGGTCGATGTTGTCGTTGTGGTCGTTGTGGTCTTAGTGTTATTTGCTGTAGACGACCCTGGGAAATGATGCTTAATGTACTTCTGAAGATTGAAATAAGAGAGAACTACCTTGTTTCCATTGTCATCTACAACAGGAGAAAGAATACTGGCAAGTTTCTCTCCCGCCTCTCCAGTAAGGAGAATGTTTCGCTTGAAATCGGGATCCTTGAGATCGTTATCCTTGATATAATTGGTAAGAAGCTTGGTTACCTCTGTACGAGAAATAGGAACACCGCGTCCAACTTGCAAGAAGTCAGCAAGTTCATTCGAGATTTCCTTGGGAATGGCAAAGCCACTTGGCTTCTTGTTCTCATTCTTCTTTTGCTTGTTCTTTTTCGATTTCTTTTGTTTGTCATTCTCCTTCTCGAGAGTAATGATCTCCTTCTTCACCATACGGAGTTGAGTAGCAAAAGTCTTCAGATTCTTAATAGACTCCTCCCATTGCTTAATAATGGTCTCAATCGTCTGACTGGTGTTTTGGGTAACAGCGATATCATCGGTAATAGTGGATTTCTCCATTTCTTGATGATCACTCATTTCTATTGTAATTTGAACTAAAATGTTTCTTTAAATAGGTTTATATTTTAGGTCGAATGATTGTATTTTTTTTTGAAATTGTGTTTTTTTTGAAATTGTGTTTTTTTTGAAATTGTGTTTTTTTTGAAATTGTATTTTTTTTGAAATTGTATTTTTTTTGAAATTGTATTTTTTTTGAAATTGTATTTTTTTTGAAATTGTATTTTTTTTGAAATT